ATGAAGACCAGCACGACGATAGGCCTCGCAGTCACCGCCCTGGTGGCGATGATCGTCCTGGCCGTGGCGGCCCGGTCGGAACGCGACACGCCGCAGGGCCCCGCCACGGCCCAGGGCGGCCGGGTCGTGGATTGTCGAAAGCCGGTCGGCCGCCTTTCCACGAACTCGGGCTCGCGCTGCCTCATCCGCCTGGACGACGGGTCGAACGTGGAGTTGTGGTCGTCGCAGCGGTACGAAGCCGGCTATCGCGTAGAGGTCGAGGTCCGGCAGCGAGAGCACAGCGGCGAGCTCGTCTATCAGCTGGGCGGGCAATAGGCCGGCGCGGCCGCACGGCGCGCTTCACGGCAGAACGTCGGGGCTGGGTGCGGACGCCTCACGCGCAGGCAGGCGTCGCACGCGACCAATCGCACAGGCCGCGAGCGGCCGAGGACTAAGGTCCCGGCAAGACGCGTATTCGTAACGGGATGAAAGCCGGCGCGAGGGATGGAGGCAAACCACACTCCATCCAGGCCGATGATCGCAATCGAATGGTCGGGACGGCCGGATTTGAACCGACGACCCTCTGCCCCCCAGGCAGTCCGCGGGTCGCGCCTAACCGTATGATCGGGAAGGAAACGAGGCCGTTTTTGGGCCTCGCCGAAACGCTCAATCCGCGCGAGCGCGATCAATAGCTTACGACGCGATAGGGTGGCAGCCCTGCCCGCCTAGCGCCCGTGCTTCATCCGCTCCAGCACGTACCGCGGTGCAACCGCAGGGTGGCGATCGCCGGTCGGCATCTCGCGCACGATCTGGCGCTCGTACTTGGTCACCCATCCCGCAATCCAGCGGACGGCCTCGGCCTCGCGCTCGAAGTTGTGCCAGGACGCTACCTTGATCATCCGGCGATACATGCCGGTGTAAGCCTCCCAGCCGCCGCGCTTGCGCGGCAGTGCAGCCGCGACCCAGCGCTCGCGCCGATACACGATGATGTGGGCCTCGCGAAAATCGGTGTGCGCCGAGTTCGCCCATTCGAAGCGGTCCGGCAAGGTGTAGGGCTGACGCAGCGCGGGGTCCATGCCGGGCATCGTAGGCGCGCCCGTCGCCCAGAGTGAGACTGGCGGCGCGCCGGCGCTGAACGCTTCAGGGCATCTTGCCGACGATCCAGCTTTCCCAGTTGTCGATCCAGTCTTGAGCCGTGACTGGTGCGCCGGCCACCAGGATCGAGTAGACCCGCCCCTTGAATCGGTCGCCGCCACCGTCGACCTGGGCCCCCAACGAGCTCGGGTTGCTGTTCGGGTAGGTGATCGGCACCGCGCCAGTGCTGCCCGTGCTGTACGTCGCGCGATTGATCCGCACGAAGTTCCGCGCTTGGTTGCTGGCCGCAGCATTCCAGAAGCTCGCGTAGCCGATCGTGACCGCAACATCGTTCCCCGCCGCCGCCGCGGCCGGATTATTGTCGAACCGGGTGCCGTTGCTGTGGAACGAGATCGTGAACCCGCTGGTGTTTCGCGTCTGCAACGACCACCGATAGAACGGGGACACGTGGGTCGCGGCCTGGCCGTGGCCGATGACCGTCCCGAAATCGGTCCCGCCCGCGATGCAGCGGATTCCGGCGAAAACGGCGACGTTCGCCAACGCCAGCATCCCGGTGGCGCCGACCATCCAGTCGTTCACGCCGTCGAACTCCAACCAGGACTTGCCGCCCAAGGTTCGGTAGGTCGGCCGGTTCGCCGCGGTCGCCTGCGTCCAGTGTCGGCCGTTCCCTGATTTGTCGTTCCAGCGCGCGACGCTCTGGCCGTCCGCGGTAACCGGCACAGTGCCCGCGGTGTCCTGGAACAGCGTCGTGAGGTCGTCGGCGTCGTACCAGCCCGCCGGGTTGTAGGCGGCCGGGCCTGGACCGCCGGCGGCCAGCAGCAGGCCGCGGTGCCCCACTCGGCCGCTCATGCGAACCCCTTCGCGAGGGTGGCCTGCCAGGTCGTGCCCTGATCGAAGGTCGAGATCGCCAGCAGGTCCACCGCGCCGGAGGCGGTCGAGATGGCAGGCACCACACCGGCCGCCCACTTGAACGACGAAGGCCACGCCAGCGTGCGCGCCGTCGAGTCCTGCGTGATCTTGACCATGATCGAGGCCCCCTTGCCGACGGCCGGCAGGTTCGAGAAGGTCAGGGCGGTGACGTTGCCGGTCAGCGCCAGCGTGAAGTAGTCGCCGAGCGCGATGTCGACGGCGACGGATCCGCTGGTGCCGAGCGCGCTGACGGCGTCGCGCGTCGAGCCGCTGCCGCTGCTGAAGACCTGCCAGGCGGCGCCGTCGAAGTAGCGGTAGGTGTGCGCGGCCAGGTCGCGGACCATCCAGCCCTCGCCCGGCACCAGGTGCTGCCAGACGTTCGCCGCGGTGCACAGCGCGATCGTGTTCGCCTGGCCGGCCCACAAGCCGGTTGGCACCGTGCCGACGATCCAGACCTTGCCGACGTCCGTCAGCGTCGTGGTCGGCGGCGTGTTGGTCAGCGCCACGGCGCCGGCCTGGCACAGCGCGGCGATTATCTGCAGGGAGCGGTTGATCGGGTCTTCGATCTCAGCGGCGCCCTGGGGCACGAAGGTGAGGGGCAGGGTCATATCGAGATAGCCTCGCTGGCAGGGCCGGCGCCGGTGATGGCGTTCAGGCCGCTTACGGTGATGGTGATCGGGCGTGTCATCGCGACGCCGCCGACGAGCTTGTCCGACAGCGTCAGAACGTCATGGGTCGCGATGACGCCGCCGCTGTTCGTGTACGTGACGCGGTAACCGCGGAAGTGCTGGGAGTGCACAGAACGCCGCGTGGAGCCCAGCCGGCGCCGGCCAACCCAGTCCACGGCGATGTCACTGCCGCTGATCTGCGCGCGCACGCCGCGCGGCGCCCACTCGGTCTGCGACCGCCCCGGCGAGAAGGTGAAGGGCTGCCAGGTGTAGGCGTCGGCGGAAGTGCCGTTCGAGACCGCCTTGAACAGGATGGTCTGGCCGAGCAGCCAGGTCTGCGCCTGCACGAAGACCACCGACTCGTCGAACAGCACGAACCGCGCGCCCGCGGCGTGTGCCGCCGGCGCGGTGCCGTACTTGCCGCGCAGCAGCCCGCCGAGGCGGTAGAGGTTGTCGCCCAGCGCCGTCACCGTCTCGTACTGGATGACCTCGTCGCCGAGGAACGCCCGGTTCTGGAACTGCAGGAGCTGCAGGTAGTCCACCGACGCCGGCGCTTCGGGCAGGTACACGGTCAGGGTCTGCTCGGCACGGTAGTTCGGGACCGTGGCGGCCAGCGACGTCATGGTGTGCCCGATCACGGCGGGGTCGACGATCTCGGCCACCACTGTGCTCGTCGCGCCGCCGTCGGTGCTCATCAGGATCGAGCAGCCCGCCCATCCGGCAAGGGAGCCACGCGCGGCCAGGTACAGGCCAAGCGCGTCGTCCTGGTCCCGCATCACCGGCCCGTTGATCGGCTCGAAGGTGGTTGGGCCGATCAGGCCCGGCGCGGTCAGAACCGGCGGCTTCGGGGACACGCCGACGGCGTTGGAGCCGTAGGCCGACTGCGAGTCCTTCGCCAGCTGCTCAAGCTTGATCCCGGAGTCCTCCTGGTCTTCCATGATACGGACGCGGTGAACCTTCCCCTTCTTGTCGGTCAGGAAACCGACGTCGGTCGGGGTCAGGTACGAGAAGCGGTACGGCAGGCTTAGCTCGAACTTCTCGGTTTCGCCCCACGCCACCTTCATCCGCTTCTCCGCGAGCCGCGCCGCATCGTCCGAGGTCATAGCCACCGGGATCTCGACGCCCGATTCGCCCTTCGCCTCGACCGTCACCACGGTGCGCTCGGCCGCCTGCGTCGACGGCGCGAAGCCGGCGGCAGGGTCGACGTAGGAGACCGTCACCTTGCGCAGCAGCTCCGCTTCCTGGATGCGCTCTTGCTCGATCGTCGGCCCGTCGCGCTCGACCAGGTCATCCGCATTAAGCGCGAACACCGCGCCGCCGCCCCGCTTGACGAAACGCAGCTTCGCATCCCATTCGGCCGGGTCGAAGAAATAGGCCTGGCTCAGCGGTGTGATGAACGCATCGGCGCCGCCGACTGTGGCCACCACGTAGCCGTCGAGCAGGTCGGTCAACTGCGCGACGTCGATCTGCGCGCTGCCGAGCCCGCACCGCAAGCACAGGTCCGATACGACCTCGCTGAGCGGCACGCGGTGCCGATCAATCGTCTCGACAGGCTCGGCCACGCCCGCGAATGCGCTGGGCACGAAGGCCGGGTAATCGACGTTGTACGTCCATCCCGCCGGCACCGCGCCGGCTACGACCGCCGCTGCGTAGGCGTTCGTCCAGAAGGCCGCATTGTTGTAGTTCGGGTCCGTGCTCTCGACGATGGGACCCGTCTCGAATCGGGTGTATTGACCATCGGTCACAGATGGCGTCGCGATGACCTTGAACGTGCCGGCCTCTTCCGTGTAGGTCCGCACCGGCTCGACCGTCCCGTCGGGCAGCACGTAGTACCCCGGCGCGTCCGGGATCAGGACGCCATTGTCGGGCGGGCTTCGCGGCGCGATCCGCTTCCTTCGAACGCGAACGAACAGTGGGAACAACGCGTAGACGCCGTAGGTGCAGGTCTCCGAAAGCACCCACGGCAGCCCCGGGCTACTCAGCATCTGCTTCGCGTAGATGCCCTGTCGGTTCTGCGCCGACTTGGTGAGGCTGGTCGTCGGACACCACGAGAATCCGATAACGCCGTTACTGAAGTTGTCGGCCTGGAAGTCGTTATAGACGAGCACCAGCGATTCGGAATTCACCACGCTGGGCTGCGAGTTGAAGTTGCTCACCCCCGTCGGGCTAACGTCCAGGCCCAGGCCGATGAAGAATCCGGCCGGCGACGTGAACGAGTAGCCGAGGTAGATCGGGTTTCGGCTGTCCGAGCGGAACAGGTCGAGCGCCTCTTCCAGGCTGTTGCAATCCACGCCTGAAGAGTGCAGGTAACTGTAATGCGTGTAGGTGTACTGGGTGACATCGTCGCCCAGCGGCCAGTCGCGATCCACGAACTCCGAGAGCCTGCCCGGCGCGATCACCTGCACGACCTCGTCGTCCAGATCGCCGGCCATCACCACGGTGAATTCGTACTGCGGGACCGCGCCGCGGAAGTCGGTCAGGTCGTCGTCCTTGACGACGATGTAGGCCAGGCCGCGGAACGGCGACACGTTGCCGGCGCCGACGCTGGACTCGATCGTCGGATCGGGCATCTGCGCCTCGTCGCCCTTGTAAATCGTGCACTTGCGCAGGAACTTCGCCGACTGGCTCAGCAGCGTGGAGGGGTCGCCGGTGTACTCGCCCGCGGCGTTGGCGCTGACCTCGTAGACGACTTTGCCGTTGCGCTTGATCGTCTTGATCGCCTTGATCGGTCCCTCGCAAATGCCGATGGCGTAGTCGCGCAGATATTGATAGGTGATCGTCTGCGGGCCGCCCTTGCCGCCGCTTTTCTTCCTCCGCTCGCGCAGGTCGCTAGACCAGATGATGTTCCCTTTGTTCGCGAACGTGCCGTAGCCAAAGGGGATGGGTATGCCGACCGTGCTCGTCTGCGTCTGCGCATCGGTGAGTCGCGGCCCATAGACCTTGTCGGGATCGACGTAGCCGCCAATGATCGAGCCGATCATGAAGCCGAGTTGGGGCGCGCCGAAGAACGCGCCGATGATGCCGCCGGCAATGCCGCCTACAGTCGAGCCGCTCATGGACGCCAAGCCCCTTTGATGCGACGCGCCCACTTCGCGTCGATCCGATGTTCGATCACCTCGCCCAGCGACTCGTCCGTGTGGATCAGCGAGACGCCGCCATGCACGTAGTCGCCGACGATGGCGACGTGGCGCACCGCGCCGGCGAAGTCGATCGCGACGACGTCGCCGGGCTGCAGGTCGTCGAGCGCGATCGCCGGGCCGAACTCGTCGACCAGGCGCGCCTCGAGCAGCCCGCGGTGCGGGTCGCGGCCGTAGCTGGTGACGTCGTCGACGGCGCGGCCACAGTCCTTCAGCGCCAGCACCAGCAGCCCAACGCAATCAAGGCCGCTACCGGAGCGGCCTTGATGCAGGAACGGGGATCGGAGATAGGCGCGCGCCGCCTCGTGCAATCCGGTCATGTGCCGCTCCTGTCGATGTTGGCTCCCGGGGTCTGGACGGATGCGGCGTCGGCGACCGGCGTCAGGTGCTCGCTCCGGTTGTTCAACGTGTTGTTGTGCCTCGTCTTGCACATGGCGAAGGTCTTGTCGCAGTCCTGGCGCACGCGGTAGGTGTCGCCGGCCTCGATGGGGTACGGCGTCGGCAGCAGCAGCTCGAACTGATCGGCGGCGAACGCGACCACCTCGACCTGCGCGCCGGCGTTCTGCCCGGTCAGCCACTCGACGACGCCGGGCTTGTAGAAGCCGTCCGGTTCACCGCGGCCGCTGTCGCTGAACAACCGATCCGGCTCTGCGCCCACCGCGGTCACGGTGCCCGGCGACCAGACGATGTCCTTGTTGCAGGGCTTGCGCTCGGTGATGCTCGCGCCCGGCGTTCCGATGGGCTTGGAACCGAACCGCGCGCGGCACGTCAGCGAGTAGAGCTGGGCGAGCGGTTGCTTCAGCTGCTGGCTGAGGCTGCGGAACTCCGTCACCCATCCGGTATCGCTGTACTTGGACTCGCCCAGCGTGCCGGCGGCGACGATCTCGTGTCCCTGGCTCAGGTCCATGAAGTTCACGCGGTAGACCCAGACGCGCGCGAAGTCGAACAGGCCGGCGCGGATGCGCGCCTCGCTGATGCCGGTGTCCGAGTACCAGCCCTGCAGGTCGGTGTTGTCGACGCCGAGGTCTGCCGTGGCTTGCAGGCGCTGCGGCGTGAAGCCCTGGTCGGCGCGATAGACGAGATCGCCGCCGCCGTCGTCGTGCGTCACGTCGGCGTCCAGCGTGGTGAACCCAAAGACGGTGCCATCCTTGCACACGACCTTCATCAGGAACGTCCACGACGTGGTGTCCTGCGCGAGGTGATTGCGCAGCGCGAGAGGAATCGACTTCATTGGGGCTCCAGAAAGCAGAAGCCCCGCACTGGGCGGGGCTTCGTTGGGTGCTGCTCAGATTTTTCGCTCGGGTGGTGTTGCGATCTCACATTGGCCAGTTGCGATTATCTCTTTCGGCTTCCCGTTCTGAAGTATCGACCACATGGTCCACACACTCCGATAGGAAAGATTCGTCCTATCGATGACGTACTTCTGCGTCATCGTCGAGCCGCCGAACCTGATGTCGCGCTGGTATGTGATCTCACTGCTAGTAAACCCCGCCTTGTCGTACACAGGGTGATCCGAATGCACAACGCGCCCGATTTCTTCATCGACCGTAACGTCGAAGGGCGGATCGCTGGAATCCGTCTTGCACTTCAAGTAGACCGGTTTCGCCACCGCGCTAAGCGGCAGTGCGAGCGCTAGGCCTACCAGGATGACGCGCCTGAAATCCATATCCGAACCTCTCGACCGTGTGGAGCACGGATTGTGCACCCGGCCCGGCTTCGGTTCCAGCCAGCCGGTCAGCGCCGAACCTCGATCAGCGTGACGTCGGCGGTGCGCGCGTTCGGAGCGCCGATGGCGAAAGCGTTGTAGTCCGAGTCGAAGCGGACCCAGACGTCGAACTCGCCGCCCCAGTTATAGGCGCCGGCGACCCAGGGCGCTGCGGGCGTGAACAGTCCGGTCTGCAGATCCAGCGAGCCAGAAACCGCGACGCCATCCCGCCGCACCACGGCCGAGACCGGCGCCTGAATCGGGCGCGTGGTGGCCTGCGCGCCGAGCGCATAGGTCTTGACCAGTTGCACCGGGTTGGACGTGCCGATCGCCGGCGCAAGCGGCTCAGCCTTCGCCGCGTAGTCGTTCCAGTCCTTGAACCGGAACGCGTGCAGGCGGCCGCGCGCGGCGTGGAACGCGGCCAGAATCTCCTCCTGCGCCTCAACGCTCAGGTTGAGGTACTCGGCTGAGTACTTGTGCCGCGGATAGAGCCACCGCTGGTTGCGCTGCTCGCGACCGTTGTCGAGGGTGATGATCTCGGTCAGGTACTCCGGGCCGCCGCTGAAGCCGTACGCGACGCACTTCGACAACCTGGTCGGTATATAGGCCATCAGCGATTCCTCCCCGCTTGGCGGCGCAGTTGCAAGGCAAGGTCGGTCTGCGACTGCTGCATGGTCTGCCGGCCCGGAAGACCGTTGTAATGCTGGCTGTTGTTGACGATCACCGGCGCGCGCCCGCCGCCGCCCAACGCTGTGCGGGTCATGTCCGCCGGCAGCACGGCGCCGGCCGTGCGCGGCACGAACATCTCCGGGCCGTGTTCCCCGACCAGGTAGGCGCGGTCCGGCATGGTCTGGCCGCCGCCAGCGAAGGCGCCCCCGAACAGCCAGCCCGTGTTGTTGCCGAACAGCGAGCCGAACGCCGACGACGGCGCCGAAGACTTGCCTCCGCCGAACAGGGACGACAGCCATCCGCCTCCACCACCACCGCCGCTCTTGCCGCCACCGAAGAACCCGCCGAGTAGGTTGCTCAGCGAACCACCCGACGAACCGCCCGAGCTGCTGCCGTTCTGGCCGAACAACTGCTCGATCAGGTTGTCCGCCGCCAAGTCGAACAGCTTATCCGCGAACCGGTCCACGGCATTTCCGAGCGCATCCCAAGCGTTCTCGCCCGCCTTGAGGTCGTGCAGGAAGCCGCGCGCGGAATCGCGCAGGCCATCCATCGCAGAGATCTGGTCGTCGACGACGGCCCGCTGGGATTGGTATGCGGCCAGCGCGTCGAGCGCGGCCTTGCCATACTCCGTCGAAGCATCGGCGCCGAGGTGGCGCGCAGCGTTCAACAGCTCTTGCTGCTCGCGTGTCTTGCCGAGTAGCTCTATCTCGAAGAGCGTATCGCGCCGGAACTGGATCGAAGCTTCGTTCCTCTTGTCCCACAGAACAGTCAACCTTTCCGTGTAAAGGGTGACGTCAATCTTCTGTTCTTTCAAAAGCTTGTTGAGCTCTCGTTCGCGCTCTGTGTACTCGGCCAGCGCAGGGGAAAGACTGGCATCGAGCTGAGCTGCCATCGCAGCCGTCGCGGCCGAGAACTCATTCTTGTACTCGGTGAGCTCTTTGGTCTTGATGCTCTCGGCCAGGCCGGTCATCGCCTTCTTGAACTCGTCGATCTTCGCCGTCGGCACGCCGTCCGCCGCGAACTTCTCGGCCTTACTAGTGATCTCGTCAAGGCGCTTGTTGTAGGCGTCGAGGATCGGATTCCCGGTGCCGTCGAGTTCGGTCTGCCAGTCGCGCTGCGCGCGCGTCATCTCGCGAATGGCCTTCTCGACCTTCTCGGCCTGCTTCTCCGCGTCGGTCTTGCCGGTCTTGCCGCCACCGGCGCCCGTGGCAAGCGCGGCCTGCAGGCGCTTCTCCAGCGCATCTGCGCCGGCGCGCGCCTTGACCTCGGCCTCCGACCGGGCGAAGAAGTTCGCCGGCGCGGCGCCGCCGGGGGTCGCGAAGTTGATCGGGATGCTGGGCGCCTTGGGCGCCGCCGCCGGCGCCGGGCCGGCCAGCTGCCGCATGATGCCATCGCGCGCCGCGCCAAGGCCGCCGGAGAACCTGTTCCAGTCGAAGCTGAACAACCCGCGCGCGGCGACGTTGAGCCCGTACAGCGTCTCGCTGATGCCCTCGATCTTGTTGCCGATCACGTCCAGCACGGTGCCGAACACCTTGGCCGTGCCGGCGACGAACTCGAAGGCGTTGCCGATGTCGTGCGCGATCTCGGCCGTCCGGTCGCCGTCGCGTACGAACGCCAGCGTCTTGTCCAGCAGCGCGTCGAGGTTCGGCAGCAGCTCGGCGCTGAGCCGGGTCGTGAAGCCGGTCAGCGCCCCCTTGAGCTGGTCGACCTTGTCGTTGAACGCCGCCGCGGCCGCGGCCTGCTCGGGCGAGATGATGATGCCCAGCTTCGCGGCGTCCTCGACCAGCTTGTTGATGCCGGCGCTACCGCGGCTCAGGAACTCCAGCAGTTCGGTGCCGCTCTTGCCGAAGACCTCCATCGCCAGGGCGGACTTCAGGGTCTGGTTCTGGATCGCGGCGAACTTGTCGGCGAGGTCCGGCAGCACGGCCTCGACGTCGCGGAGCTTCCCGCCGGCGTCGACGACGTCCACGCCCAGGGCCTTGAACAGGTTCGCCGCCGAGCTCTTGGGATCCAGCGCCGCCGACATCGTCTTAGACAGCTTGCCCAGCGACTTGTCCAGCGTCTCCAGGTCGGTACCCGACAGCTTCGCGGCGTAGGCCCAGCCGGATAGCTTCTCGGTCGATATGTCCAGCTTTGCCGACAGCTCGTCGAGGCGATCTGCCTGTTTGATCGCGTCGCCGACAGCGCGCACGCCCGCGTCGATCGACAGGAAGGCCGCGCCCCAGCCGGCCACCGTCTGCGCGACGCCCGAGCCGATGTTGCGCCCGAAGTTGTAGGCGGCCTTCTCCAGGTCGCGCAGCTGCTTCTCGGCGCGCTTCGAGTCGGTGAAAAACGACCCGGTGCGCATCAGCAGATCGACGACGATGCTACCTGCGGTTGCCATTGGTCAGTGCCTCGTCGGTGGGGTGAGCCCGAACGCGCGCAGCGTTCGCGCGTCGGGGTCGGAGAATCCGGGCGGGATCGGCGGCGGTTCCAGCCAGTCGAGCTTTGGTTCGATCTCGCCGCCGCCGGCCGCGCGCGCGATCAGCGCCGCGGGGCGGTGGAAACGGTGAAGGTCGTCGAACGGGTGCAGGCGGAAGTAGGCACGCCAGGCTTCGAACTCAGCTTGCGTCATGCACGCTTGCCACTCGGCCACCGTGCGGCCGCCGAGCGCGAGGGCGAGGGTGTACCAGAACCACTCCTCGCCCCTGGCGGCTAGTCGTTTCCCTGCTCGGCCTGGGCGCCGGCGGTGACGCCGTTGACCTCAAGCAGCGCGACCAGCAGGGCATTCATCGGCTCGCCCTTCAGCCGCTTGGCCATCTTGAGTGGCAGCGCCGGGCTGCCGTCGGGATTGCAGATGCCAGCGACGAGAAGCATCGGAAGGGCATCGAATCGGGTCTGCTCGTCCTCGGACTGTTCGCGATGGCGCCAGAGCCGGAACTCGATGGCCGGCAGTTCCTTGAAGTGCATCGTGTGCACGCTGCCGTCGGGCAGGGTGATGTCGCGCGCGTGCGCGGCGGTGGAAGCGAAACAGGATTCGGGCAGAGACATTGCGGCTCCAGAAATGAGCGAGGCCGGCGGGGACGTGGGTCCACGCCGGCCTCAGGTGGTTGTGTTTGAGCGCCCGATCAGGTCGGGATCGGGCCGTTCCAGTGCGGCCGCACCGCGCCGCTGCGCTGCAGCGTCAGGGTGCCGCGGACGATCTCGTTCGTGGCCACGTCGATCGCGACGTCGGAGACGAACGCGTCGAAGCCGATCGTCGTGCGCAGCGGAGCGGCCGGCGGGATCATCTTGTCGTCGCTGTCGAGCGTCGGCACCGCCGAGCCGTCGCTGAAGCCGACCATCCACTCGATCACGTCGCCCGACTCCTTCAGGTCGAACAGGATCTGATGCGAGGCGTTCGAGGGGATGAAGTTGAACGGCACCGAGATCTGACCCGGGTTGCCGAGGCCGCCCTTGTAGGTCTTGTCGACGGTGTTGTCGAGGCAGGTGTCTTCGAGCTGATCGCGCGCGCCGGCGTTGACGCCGGTGATGCCGGTGGGGCATGCGAGCTTCAGAACCGCGGCGACGCTGGACGACAGCGCGTCGACGAAGAACAGTTCCGAGCCCTGAGTCCTGAGCGTTCCGGTGGTCATTGCAGTTTCCTCTAGGCGAAAAAAAGGCCCCTTTCGGGGCCCGGTTGGTGATTGGCTGGGGTCAGCGCTGGGTGATGAAGTCGGCCTCGATGCCGACGCGGTACAGCCGGGTATCGGGTTCGCGCTGGTTCACGCGGACGCGGTTGCAGATCAGCCGCGCGTCGAGAGCGTCGCGCACCGCCAGCGCCAGCGCCTCGACGCCGGCGTCGGTCGTATGCCAGCAGTTGATGTCGACGGTGGTGAAGTCCGACGGCGGCGCGTCGCTCAGGTTGTCGTGAGGGTTGCCGATCACGATCGACCACGTGATGTACGGGCGGCGCTCGTCCTGCGCGATATCGCCATGCCGGGCGATGCGTTCGCCGACGATGGCGATCACCGCCCCCGTTTGCAGCACCTGGAAGACGGGCGGGAACATCAGCGGCCGCTCCGGTTCTGGGCGGCGAGCTGCGTCACCGTCTTGTCGATGCGGCGCAGCAGGTCCTCGGTGACGACCTCGATCACCTGGCCGCCAACCTGTTGCACGGCCGGCCGCAGCCACGGCGTCGGCGGCTGGTGCGAGGATCCGTACTCCAGCAGGTTCGCCGTCATCAGCGTCGACGTCGGGAACCCATCGGCGTTGGTGAACGTGCCCTTTTTCACCCGGACCAGGTAGCGCTCGCCGTTGCCGCCGTTGATGGCCTTGCCGCGGCTGGCGATGACGGATTTCTCGGTCATGCCGGTGGTGCGCGCGCCGCCCTCGGCGATCGACTGGCGCAGGTTCTGGCGCGCTTGGTCGCGCAGCTTGCGCGCGCCCTTGGCCAGGGCCAGCTTCACCGGCCCGCCGCGCTTGCTGACGATCTCGGCCGGCAAGGCCTGCAGCGTCCTCAGAACGCCATCCATCCCAGTCAGCTTGGTGTCGACCTTCATGCGAACCTCCTACTGCCCGTCGTTCACGCCGGCGACTACGACGAACCGGTACTCGCGCCGGCCGGTGGCGTCCGTGTCCGGATCCGCCTTGATGTTGAAGACGCGGCCGTCCCAGCGGACGCGCCACGACGCTTTGATCCCGCCGGGGAACCAGCGGCACGTGATGCGCGCGGCGACGTCGGACTGCATCTGTCCGGACTGCAGGAACTCGCGGCCGGGACCCGTCAGCACTTCGGCCGGCACGTCAACCAGCGGCTCCCCGGTCGGCAGCGTGGCGACGACCCAGGCGACGACCTGCACGCCGTTCGCGTCTCGCGACACGACCTGCTCGTCGAAGGTGATGGCGTGGCGCAGCCGAGGCGCAAGGGTGCTCATCAGACCCCCAGGAACGCGCGATAGGGGAACAGCTTCATCTCGGCCGCCTGCCGATAGCCGGTCACCTCGTCCGGGTCCGTCGCTTCGAACGAGGCTTTGGCCAGCAGCAGCACCGCCTCGACCACGTCCGGCGCCACCGGGTCGCTCTCGCTCGGCACCTCCTCGCTGCTGCTACTGCTGCTCGGGTACTCCAGCGGCAGCGTCGGCAGCTGAGTCCGGTTCATGAAGCGCATCGCCTCCTGCTCGGCGCCGTCGAGGGCCTGCTGCAGGTCAGCGTCGGTATGCGTGCCGAACACGCGCAAGCGCGCCTTGGCCACGCTCAGATCGATCACGCTCACGTCAACAAGCTCTCCAGGGTTGCGCGCGGGAAGACGGTCAGGGCCGTCTCCCGCGACGCGTTGATGACTTCGACCCCGCGCAGCTGCGGGATCAGACGTTGGAACTGCGCCGGCCAGCGGGCGATGCTGCCGGCGTTGGCCAGCCCTTCCGGGTGGTCGCCGTGCCAGTGGGCTTGGCCGCCCGTGCGCTGGCAGTCGTAGCCCAGCAGGATCACGCGCCGCGCGCCCCAATGCGCCGCCAGCGCGATCGCACCGGCGCCGCTGTTGTGGTTGTGGTTGAAGCGCTCTTGGCGCACGCCGTGGATCTGGTGCGGCGCGACGAGCTCGCCAGCGAACCCGGCGCAATCGGCCAGGTGCCGATCCCACCACTGGCGATCCATCGCGTAGAGCACGTCCGCCCACGGCGCGAGGCGGAACGTGGTGTTGGTGACGATTACTCCGCGGCCGCCTTCTTGCTGCCGGTCGTCTTCTTCGCGGCCTTCTTCGCCGCCTTGCTGGGAGCGGCCGCCGACGCGGTCTCGGTGTCGGCCGCGGTCTCGCCAGGCTCGAACGGCGGCGACGTCGGCGGCGCAGAGGCTTGGGCCGCTGGCGAGGCAGACGACGGTTCGCCAGCGGCCGCGGAAGGGGGCGCCGAGACGGGATCCGGTTCCACCGGCTTGTGGCGCACCACCTTGGTTGCGTACTCGACGAGGCCGAGCATGCGCAGGCGCTCGCCCTCCTTTTCGGTCACGGGCACGCGGGCGCCCTTCTCGATCTGGCCCAGGCGGTCGTGGGGAAAGTTCTTGATCGCGGTGAATTCCATAGCGAACGGGCGGGGGTTGTTGGCCCCCGCCCTCTCCGGTTGCGTCGAGGTTCGGCTCGCGGCCGATTACGACGAGGTGAACACGCCGCCGAGGATGGCCGACGGCATCGTGATCTCGAGCGCCATGCGCATTTCGGCGCGCAGCGTGACGAGGTTCTTGATGAAGTCGTCGTTGACGTAGCCGGCCTCGACGTCCACCGACTCGCGGTCCCAGATGGTCACGGCGCGGTTGAAGGCGCCGATGGCGAACTGACCGGCCGGCACCCACGGCGACGGCACGACCTGCACGTCGAACGGGTTGCGCGCGACGTTCAACCCCGGCACGCCGTAGAGGTAGCGGCCGTCCGCGTCCTTGGCCAGCTCCATCGCGCCCCAGTCGATCGGGTTGACGTAGACCTTGTCCGGGATCCAGCCGGCGGCCCACAGCTGCCACTTCGCGCGGCCGATCGCGTCGACCAGGTTGTCGCCGGGCGTCGGGGTGTAGACGGTGTAGTTGCCGCCGTCGAGGATGCCGCTCAGGTTCGGCGCCGTGCCGTTGCCGATGACGATCTGCTTGTCCGCACGCTCCAGCACGCCGTAGCGCAGACGGTTGTCGATGTACGCGGCGACCGCAGCGCTGTCGGACAACAAGTTCTTCGAGACCTTGATCCAGTGCGCGATCGTGCGCACGGGGAAATCGTAGGGCCCGAAGGTCAGGCTGGACTCGGGCTTCGTCGCGCCTTCGGCCACCTCGGCCGCGTTGTTCGTGAAGCCGGTCTCCCGGATGCCTTCGAGGCTGTTCGAGCTGATCGGCGCGTGCGGCAGCGAACCGTAGACCGTGAGCGGAACCGCCGGACCGCCGACGATATCGGGGCGCTGCATCGGAAGGACGTTGGTGGCGTCCGACAGCAAGGTGTTCTTGACGGATACCTTGCAGCGCGCGTTCTCGTTGTCGCCGGCCATCGCCTTGAACTGCGCGCTGTTGGCGAACTGCTGGCCGAGCGAGGTCGGCGCGTCCTGCGCCGGCGCGCGCACGCCCTTCTGCTCGAGCTCGGTGAGGCGGTCGGCCATCGCCTTGCGCTCTTCGACGTTCTTCTCGAGGTCGGCCTTCAGCTGCGCGTTGACCTCGCCGACGTCCTTGATCTGCTTCTCGTACTCGAGCGCCTGGGCCGCCATCTTGGTTTCCAGGGACTTGATGCCGTCCTCGACGGCCTTCTTGATTTCTTCGGACATTGCGTGCTCCAGAAATGGAAACGCCGCCTTTCGGCGGCGGGGGCTTGGGGTGATCCCCGCGGTTACGGGGCGAGCTGGAACAGGCGCCGGATGTCCTGGGCCTGCTGCTGTTCGGCGTCGCGCTCACCGCGAGCCAGGGCCTTAACGCGAGCGACCAGCGCCGTCGCGTTTTCCCGGGAGAAGCCGCCAGCATCGCGCAGGAGGCATTCGATTTCTTTCAGCGATTCAGCCTGGTCGAGCGCGCTTTTCACCGCGCCGATGCGCGCGCCCAGGTCGGCCTGCTCTTCGACAACACTGATCTCGAACAGCTGAATTTCCTTGAGCTCGCGCCGGTCGTTGCCCAGTTCGCGAAATTGGATCGGGCGATAGCCGATGGACAGTCCATCCACGGCGCCGTGCTTCATCGAGGCGTATACGTCCTGCGCCGTGCTATGCCCCGGCGTCAGTTCGCCCTCGACGTAGAGTCCGATATCGTCCTCGCGCAGATCGAGCCACTTGCCGATGACATCGCCCCAGTGATTCCAGCGCAGGCGGATCGGTCGCTCGCGATTCTTCAGGGTCTTCTTGTAGGCGCCCGGCAAGACGGTATCGCCGTAGCTGTCGACGTTGTTGAAGGTCGAGGCGTACCCGGAGAAGAACCCCGGCCGGCTGTCGTCGAACTTCAGGGCGATGGACGGGAGGGCGATCTGTTTAGTTTCCACTCGGGCGTACCTCAATCGGGGTTTTCTGGCCAGCCTGGGCAATCGGGACCATCGTCCCGTTGACCAGCAGTTGATCGCCGCCCGCGACAGCGGGCCAGCCTTCGAACGCGCGGCATTGGTTCGGCGTGGCGAATCCGCCGTTGATCGCCTTGTTGTAGGCATCGAACCGGGCGAGCATGTCGGCGCGCAGCAGCGCGTCGAAGTCGAACTCGATCTCCCACCGCCGGCGCTCGCCCGCAGGCAGGAGATTGACGCGGGCCGACAGCTCGATGTTTTCCAGGATCGGCCGCAGCCCGAGCTTGTACCAGCCCTCGATGATCTGCTGGATGCCGGCGCCGAACGCGGTCGTGCTGGAGTTGTCGTTGATGAGCACCGACGGCGTGCCCATGAACCGCGCGATGTCCTCGACCTGATACTTGCGCGACTGCAGGAGCTCGATGTCTTCCGGCGACATCGAGACCTTCTCGTATTTCATGAACTTGTCGAGGACGATCAGGTTATCGTCGTTGCCTTCGGCGAGGTCCGCGAAGCTCGCCCGGATCTCGTTGCGCTGAGCGGAGTTCAACGCGCTGTCGACCATCAGCACTCCGGACGGCTTCGCGCCGTTGCGCATCACGCTCGCGACGCGCTCCTCGTTGGCCTGCGCGATGGCGATGCTGTTCGCGGCGTAGGCCAGCGGCGACAAGCCCACGATGCCGTTGCCGAACAGCTTGATGTGCCAGACCGATTCCTCGGACAAGGCGGTGATGCCTTCGCTGCTGGTGTAGAGATGAACGACCGATCCGTCGCTCAGCAGCCGGGTCTCGACCTGCGACGACATGATCGGCAGCAGCGACGCCACCTGTCCCGTGCCGTTGCGCGTGATGATCGCGTACGCGTTTCCCCACGTGACCAGGTTCAGCACCATCGTCAGGAAGAAGTCGACGCGGGTCTGGTAGCGGTTCGGCTTCAGCGCCAGCACGCCGAACAGCGGATGGTCGTCGCTCGGCGTGCGCTGCGTTCCGTTCACCTGGTAGAAGACCACTGGCAGGCTGGAAACCGTTTCCGCGATCAGCTTCACGCAGGCCCAGAAGGCCGAGACCTGCATCGCCGAATCGAAGTCAACCGCGCCGGCGGCCGCGGACGTGCGCCGGCCGGGGAACGGTAGCTGCAGCCCAGCCAAGCGCCGCAGCCCGCTACGAAACCAACCCCACGCCGCGGCCGCCCACGTCGGAATCCAAGTCATGCGCCATACCTCAGCCGCATCGGCACGAGGGCCGCGGCAATGTCGAATTTGTCCGGCGGCGCCGGGTTGAGTGCCATCAGCGTGACGGCGTTGAGCGTGGCTATCAGCGGGTCGATCTTTGCGGTCCCGCTGACGCGCTTGGTGATGTACACCGCGTTGCCGGCAGGCTCTGTCTTCGCGTTGCCGACGCACCACGCCATCAGCCGCGTTCCGCCATGCAGGAAGTCGCCTTTCGCCAGGTGTCGCTCCAGCGTCTTGATGGCGCCCATCATCTTCCAGCCCTGCGAGATGCCCACGACCTTCTCGGCTGGAATGCCGACCGCAGCGAGCGCGTCCAGCACGCTGCCGAGTCCAGCTTGGTCGACGCCGATCTTGTCGAGCAGGCCCGCTTCTTCGAAGCGCGCGGCGACCTCTGCAAGCGCCGCGGTGTCGTCGCCGACCTGCTCCACGATCGTGAGGTCGCCGTCGGCCGCGTAGTCCAGAAGCTGCGGCGCGATCTCCTTGCGCCGTTCGAAGACCGACGTGTGCGCCCATGCGTGCGCCCAGTGCAACCATTCGCCAGTGATCTTGTGGCGCCCCACCGCGGAGGCGCCGAGCAAGTCCTCCAGACCGCCGCCGTCGATCCCGAAGGTCGCTACCTCGGACCACTCGAGCAGGTAATCGAGCGTGACCTCGCGGCGCCCCTGCTGTTCCCAGAACTCGGCGCCGGCCCAGGTGCCCTGGTGGAGCGCGACGCCGATCTGCACGTTCAGGTGCTGCGATGCCCAGCTACGCAACTCGGCTTCGCTGGTGCCGGCCGCGTCGTTGAATTCCTCGACCATCCGGTCCAGCGTCATAGCCCGGCCGATGTTCGGGTTCAGCAATGGCCACAGCCGCGGATCCTTCCACTGCTGATCTTTCGATTGCTGAACATCCCGCGGGAACTCGAAGAGAACCGGCAGCAACTTGCCGATCCGCTTGCCGTCGCGGATGGCGCGCGCCTTCTTCAGCTCGTCGGCGAACACACCGACCGGCTGCTCGTCGCTCTGCGTGGTGATGAACCACAGGAAGGCTTCTGGATACGGCACCATTCCGCCGCGGATCTGGCGCAGCGCCTGTGCGGCCTTGGACTTCTTGGCGCACTCGTGCAACTCGTCGATCAGCGCGCCGCCGGACACCTTGACGCCGGTCAGCACGCCTGGATCAAAGGTCATGATCTCCAGCGATGACTTTGTCTCGCGGTGGATGATCGTCTTCAGGTGATGGCGGATGTGGAACTTCGCCGCCAGCACCGCGTCTAGCTCGATCGCGCCGGCGGCTGCATCGAACGCCATCTGCGCGGTGTCCTGCACCGGCGCCGTCATCAGGAACGTGGCGCGCGGCCGGCGATTGAGCAAGGTTGCCGTCACCATGCCCAGCGCGCCGAACGTCGTCTTGGCGTTCTTCTTCGGCACCAGCGCGAACAGATCGCGGATCTCTCGCTGTCCGCTCTGCGGATCGACCGACCCGAACATGCACCGCACCACCTGCTGGAACCACTCGCCGCCGGCATCCGACACCGTCGGTGTGCCGGGCACGTCCGCCAGGCGCAGCCGGCCGAAGATCGCCGCGGCGCGCTCGGCCTGCGGCGTCCACAGCGGCAAGTCGGCAATCGGTAGCCGGCCCGACTGAAGGCGCTCCCACCAGTCGGGGCACGACAGGTCCCAGGCCATTTACTGAGCCGCGCGCCCGATCGGAACCACCTTAGGGTCGAGCAGGTGCTCCCACTCGGTCCCCGTCTCCGCGCCGATGGCAGCCGCGTTCGCCTGCGCCTTCTTGCCCTCGGGCTTCGGCTCGGCCGCTTCCGGTTCCTGAGCGGCGCCGGGCGCCGGCTCGAACTCTGGCGCGTGCTGCAGGTAGAGGCGCGCCGCGGAGGTGTTTCCCTTCTTCACCGCAGTGCGGAACGCGACGGTGAGGACTTCCATGCGCTTCTCCGCGGCGCCGGTCGACAGCTCCAGTTCGTAGTGCTTGCGCAGCGTCGGCGCGCTGATGCCGAGCGCGTTGGCGATCTCTTCGTGCCGCATGCCGCCGCCGGCGGCAATGGCGACCTTCAGCCGGGACGCTTTGGTCGGCTGGTGCTCGGGGCGGGCCATGAATTCAACCGTTATTGGCGTCGAATGGCGCCCAAGCTGAATCGCCGGGGCGCGAAAAAAACCTGCGAATGGGAGGGCGGCCGGTGTCCGCCTCGAAGCCCCAGAGCTTTTGGACTCCCCCCTGGGTGAGATATCCACAGGGGGTCGGGCTCGGTCCATTCAGATTCGCGTGAAACGGTGCCGTGGAACGCCTCATCGCGAACCACTCGCATTCCGGCCGCGCGCGGCGTCGGCGGCGCTCTTCGCGGCGTGGCAATCGCGGTTGATCGCGCGCAGGTTGCTCTCGTCGTCGCTGCCGCCCTCCGCGAGCGGGACGACATGGTCGACCTCATGCGCGAGCAGCAGCCGGCCCTGCGCCTGGCACTCGTCGCACTTGCACAGGTAGCCGTCGCGCTTCAGCACGGCATCGCGCTTGCGGCGCCACGGACGACCGCCGCGGCCTTGGCCGTAGGCAGGGGGCGCCGGCTGCGCGAGCGGGCGCGCCTTGAGCGGCGCGACGCGCGGCGCCAGGGTGGGAACGCGGCCCATCAGAGCGGCTCGGCCTGATCGCGCGCGCCCGCGCCGACGTACCGCTCACCGTCGAGCGAGGTGATGTCGACTTGCTCCTCACTCTCGTCGCCCTCCTCGAGGGCGGACAAGAGGATGTCGACCTTCTTCTCGAGCTCGCTGATGCGGCTCTCGTTCTGGCGGTTCTCTTCTTCCATGCGTCGCAGGCGGTCGGACAGGCTCATGGCTTGGCCTCGGGTTGCAGGTTGCGGATCTGCCGCATGCGAGAGGTGCACTCGTCGGCGGCAGCCTTGCGGGCGTTGGCGAGCCGGACAGCCTCGCCGTAGGTGTTGGACTGCTTCGGCACGTCCTCGCAGTCGCGGGTCAGCTCGGCCGGCAGCGGGACGAAGGTCTGGACGGGGACGCGCACGACGGACGGGACCGTCGGCGCCGGCGCGGTGGTCTGGCATCCGGCCAGCACCACCAGGGCGATCAGTGCAGCGATGCGCATGACGTTGCCTCCAGCAGTCGTCGGCAGTCGGGGTCGCGCTTGGCGCGGTCCAGGTCGGCGGCGATTCCGGTCATCTGCGACTTCAGCGCCGCCGCCGCCATCAGGGCGCGCTCCTTGGCGAAGTCGGCCTGGCGCTGGCGCTCGGCGGCCGCCTCCTGCGCTTGCGCGGCGGCTTGATCGACCTGCCGCAGCGCGCCGGCGGCGGCGCTCAGCGCGTACTGCGCGCGGCGCAACTCGGCGCCGGCCGACAAGAGCGCCCGATCCTTGGCGAACACCGTCGCCTGCGCAGTTCGCGCGCCGCAGCCGCGGCCGATCAGCACCAGGACCAGGACCAGCAGGCCGGCGGCGCCCCAGCGCGCTGCGGTGAACGGGTTCACGGCTGGTCCTCGGTCGGAATCGAACCCTGCGCGATGCTCGTCGCGATCGGCACCAGCGCGCCGGCGACGATGCCCACGGCGATCAGCGCGCCCAGCGCCCAATCCGGCACCAGGTCCTGCGCCCGCGCCGGCGCCATCGCGTAGACGCCCAGGCCGCCGGCCGACGCCGCCGCGGCCGCGCCCAGCCACGTCGACCACTTCCGGCGCCAGTGGCGCGCATCGCTGGTCAGCTTCACTTGAGGCCTCGCGTCCCGCGCAGCTCGCGGATGTCTTCGTCGTGGCGGTCGACGCGCACCTTGAGCTCGGCGACGTCGCTGGTGAGCGCCGGCACGTTGGCGAGCTGGGCGCTGATCGTGGTCAGGTTGGCGTTCGTGACGGCCTGCTGCGTCGCGAGCGCGGCTATGGCGTCGCCCTGCTTGTCTAGGCGCTCGGACACGCTGCGCGCGCCCCAGCCGCCGATTGCGAGGAGCGCCGCAGCTGCGGACACCACGACCCAGCGCTCGACCGGCCCGAGTCGGAACCGGATCTGGCCGTCTTCCTGATCCGCGCGCATGGTCACTCCGGATACCGGGCCAGGGGGAGTTCGAAGTGCGGCCGGTCCTTCGTGCGTGCCCAGTCGCCACCCCAAACCAGTGGGATGCCGCGCTCGCGCGCGGCCTCTTTCATCGCCTCAGCCAGCCGTTCCCAGAGCCCACGCCGGCCGTCGTCGTCCCAGTCGATCTCGCCGTCGCGCCACGGCGCCAGGTCGACCGCGAAGCCACCGACGTGCCGGCTGTTGAGCGTCCACGTCACTTTGGCCTCGCGCGGCTGCGCGTACTCCGCCGACAGCTTGGCGGCCGCCATCTGCGCGACGGTGCGCCCCTTGCCGTAGAGCCGGGCCTGCTCGTCGCGCGTCCGATTGCCCTGCGTCACGACGAAATCGACAGTGGTGAGCTGGATTGCGCGCTCGACGACGCGACGCAGATCCGGATGCACGCCGGCCAAGCGCTCACGACTGCGCGCGGAAAGGGTGAAGGGCATCGGGGCTCCAGAAACGCGAAAGCCCCGCGATTGCTCGCAGGGCTAGGGGTTCAGAAACGAAAACGGCCCGCCGATGGCGAGCCGCTGGGATTGGATTCAACCCTGAGCCTGCGCTAGATCTCCCAATTACCCGTGGGGCGCAGACACTTGTCGATCACACATCACGGTTGGCGTTTGATACCCCGCCGGACGAGTCGGGTAAACCAATCCGGGGGAACCGTGTGACCGTTGGCTTGCCACATCCATTTCGCGGTGCCCCGCTACTCTGGCGCTGCAATCCTCATGCTTTTTCCATTGGTTTAGCGAGCCGCAGGGACAATTCTTGACGATGCGCGCTTTCTACGCCCTCGGGACGTCCCAAGTCAAGGGGCGAGCCTGGCGAGCATCCAGAGGCGCGCGCGGCTGAGCTCGTCCTTGAAGCGCTTGACCCCGACGCTGGAGCTCAGCGTTTCCGCGACTAGCTCGGCTTTCTCCGGCCGGGTCAGGTTCCGGACCTGGTACTGGACGCGCAGGCATTCGGCCGGCAGCGCGTCGTGCCTGCGCAGCGCCAGCCAAGCCGATTGCACGTGCTCGAGCTCGGCCGTGAAGGTCGGCGTATAGCGCGGCGGCGCGCTGTGGTACTGGCGGGTCTCGGTGAAGTGGACCGGGTCGCACGCCCAGGTTGGCGCGAGCGGTGCGATTCCATCGGCACCGGCCGCCGCGAACGCGTGCATGAGCGCGCGGCGGTCAAACCCACCGCGGCTCATCGACGACAGCCGGCGCGTCGCGTTCTCGCGTGTGCCAGGCGCGAACTGCAGGCCGCGCGCGGAAGGGCTATCGCCCGTCGGGCTGCGGTCCTCGTCCCACTCGGCGCCGCGGCGCTCGCCGTAGGCGCGGCCCCAGGCGAGCAGCTGCAGTTCGAGCTCGTCGGACGTCAAGCCGCGACCTCGCCGAACAGCCCCGGCGCGATCGCCGCCCGCTGCAGTGGTTCGATCGTGACCACGACGCGCGCGCCGTGCTCGTCGGGTTCGCACCGTTCGGCCTCGTCGCGCCGGATCCACTTGTCGTCCTCGAAGGCGATGCCCTTCAACGCGTCGTAGAGCACCTTTCGCGCGTTGTCCAGGTCGATGCAGCGGACGGTGTCGTCCCAGTGCAATGGATCCTTGCGCGCGCGCTTCGCCCAATCGGCCGGCCGCGCCGGGTACAGGCGGATCGAAACGGCCACGCGGCCGCGGATCACGTCGCCGATGCCCGCATGCCGCGCAATGAACGCGACCTCGCGCTTGTAGGCCGTCGCCTCTTTCGTCGGCGCCATCATCGTGCGGCCGGGAATGGTGATCGCCTTCCAGTACCGGTTGGCGCTCAGCGGGTACGGCAGAACGAGGGTGATGGAGCTCATCGCGGCAGCCTCAGCTGAGGCGCGGTCGGCGCGGCGGTGTACTGCCGTTGCGCGTGCAGCACCATCGCCACCGCGGTGCTGTTGGACACGCCGGCATAGGCCTGGATCTCGCGAGCGTTGCAGCCGGCGAGCAGCAGCGTCAGCACGTCATCGTCGGACAGGATTGGGCGCGGCTCGGTGGTCATACCAGGTCCCTCCGCGCGGCCGCGACCGGATTGAACGCCTCGCCCAGCAGGTCGCTCATGCGCTGCACGCGTCCTTCGCGGGTCGCCGGAATTCCGACCGGCTTCGGCGCGGCATCGTGCTCCAGCACGCCAGCGACCGGGCCGGGCAGCGCGCCGCCGTCGAGCACGTAGCGCGAAGCTGCTTCGAACGCGTCGCGGCGCATGCGCTCGGCGTCCTTCGCCGCTGCGTGCCGGTGCTGGTAGCCGTCGACGTGCTGCCAGACGAGCCGCGCGAACGCGCTGCGCTCGGCGTTGACCACGGTCAGCAACTCGCGGTTGACCTCGGCGAAGGTCGGGACGCCCAGGCACATCGCGCGGAACCGCGGCGCCGACGGCGGGAAATCGCCGGCCTCGCGCTTGCACGCGGCGATGCCGGCGTCCAGCTGCGCGCGGCTCAGCCCCTGGAGATCGTCCGACCAGGCCCGGCCGGCGATGCCGTCAGGCGAGTCGCCGAACTGCGAAACCCAGGTGTGCCCGTAGCGCGCGGCCATGTGCGCCCAGATGTACTCAGCCCGGGACATCGGAGAATTCGGCGTCGATCGCGTCGGCGTCGCCGGCGCGTCGCTGTACGGCACTTCGGACGTTCTCCGCGACGCGGTCGGCAGCGCTGAGTCGACGAGCTGGCTGATGTTGCGCATGGGTGCTCCCGTTCGGGTTCTGCTTGGCTTCGCGCAGCTGGCGCAGCGCGGCGGCGGTGAGGTAGGCGGGGGGCTTGTCGCGGTACTCGGGCATGGTCGACAGCTCGACGATCGCGCCGGCGGTGCCGCCCTCGGCCACGAACGGGCCGAGGTTCTTGTCGAGCCGGGTGACCTGGATTCCGGCGCGGCGCAGCTCGATGGCGCAGGCGACGACGGGGTCGAGCAGCGGCCGCGCGGGGTTCTCGTGCCCCTCGAGCTGGCCCCAGTGGTCGGCCGGCCGCTCGTCCGAGCCAGCCGCCGCAGGCGGGTCTCTGGTTAAACCCTCAGTACTTAAAAGATCCCTTCCCTTCCCTTCCCTTCCCTTGGATGCCGTTTCCCGGGGGACAGAGTCGGGACATACCCCCTCTGTCACTGGGGACACATCGCCGTTGTCCCCAGGGACAGCACTGGGGACAACGCCGGGACGCCACTGCTCCGAACCAGTCGCGTTGAAGTGCTCTTCCCACTGCTCGAAGGTCGGGTACACCGCGAGCGCGTCGCTGCGCTGCGCGGCCTTCTTGATCCGCGCGCACTCGGTGCGCCAACGCTGCTGCAGGCGCTGCGCCCAGGCCTCAAGCGCCTTCTCGGCCACGGTCGGGTGGTAGAAGCGGCCGTCGGCGCACAGCGTCCAGCCGTACAGCGCCTCGGCGCGGTGCTTGCGCCACTCCTTGATCGAGCGGCCGAATCCGGCGTACTGGGACAGCAATCGGTCGTCGTCCGGCAGCGACGCCGCCGGCAGTTGGTGCCAGGCCGCGCACCACAGCAGCACCGCGCAGCGGAACCCCTCGCCGCTTGACGTGGTCGCGAGCTCGCTGTCGCGCAGGCGCACGACGTCGAGCGGCATGTACGGGAAGTCGCGCAGGTCAACGTTCGCTGGGACCGGTGGTGTTTGCGCCGTCACGGTCGCTCCAAGGCGCGCTCCAGCTCGCGCGCATCCTCGTCGCGCTGCTGCCGGCGGTCTCGATCGTTCAGCGCGCGCCTGCGCGCCTCCAGGTGGACGGTGGCCAGCGCCGCGCGGTCGCGGTCTGCCGGCGTCAGCACGAATTCCAGCGGCGGGAGTTCGGCGCGGTTCATGCCGTCACCTCTTGCCCCTGCGGCTTCCACGCGCAGTCTTCCCAGCGCGCCGGCTGCATTCCTTCGGGGAGGATCGGCTCGAAAACGTCCGAGGCGTTCCTCTTGTCCTGCATCCACGCGAGACCGTCCGTAGGGTCGATTAGGTCGGTAACCCAGTAGTCGGCCTCTACGAACTGCTCCTGCCCAACGATCCGGCATTCGGAGCCGATGAAGCGCCTCGCGTCACGCTCGGCATTCTTGATCCGCACGCGTTGCCCAACGAAGAAGGCGGCCATCACGAAGCCCCCTTACCCGCGGCGTCCATCAGCCGATTCAGCCGCGCGACCACTTCCGGCAGCTCGGCCAGGGCCTGCCGCTGCCGCTGCTCGGCGCACGTGAGCCAGCGCGCGGCCATGTACAGCGCCGGCGTGGTGTCCTCGAAGTGCTGCATGTACCGCTCGATGATGGCGGTGTCGAGATTGCGGTCGCCGCTGAGCATCGCGCTCAAGTTCGACGGCTTCTCGTCGACCGCGGCGGCCACCCGGCCCAGCCCACGCTGGTACACGCACGACGCGAAGCACTCGCGCAGGTCGCGATACCGCTGGGCCAGGCCGGGCTCGAAGGAGAGAGCGAGCTGCTGCATGAGAACCCCTGATTCGATTCGTTATCAGCGCTTATCAGCGCCAGTGCGAAGAATTGGCCCGGCCCCGAATGGAACCGAGCCCGTGGAAATTTCAGGAAGAGCGGAGGCCGCGCCGGTGACGGCGTTGGTCTGGAAGGACGGAAACCCGTACGCCGTGACGCGGCATGCGGACGGTGTCGAAGTGCGGCCGCTGACGGCGTGCGCGCTGGTGCTGACCGAAGGTCACGTCGCCCGGGTGCTCGTCTTTCCCTGGGCAAGCCGGCGCGAGGAGCGCTGAGTGCGCGCCCGTCGTGGAACGGCGCCGGCCGCCGGCATAGGCTTGGAGGTGCGACCCACCCTCACCTACACCGGAGACCGGCATGACCGACGAAATCCCTTTGAGCCCCGTAGCGGGCTGGGACCTCAGCAGCATTCCCGCGATGGGCGCAGTGATGCTCACGCTGCATTACCTCGTGAGCTTGATGGAAACCCCTGGGCAAGCTCATCGATCGCCCAACTACGTGTTTCACACAGCTCAGCTTCGCGAACTGGGAGAAGCCATGATCCGGGCGGCAGACAAGGCGGAAGCTGTTGGGATGTCGTCTCCCCCAGGTCCGAAGAACTGACCAAGAGCGCGCCCCGCTCCTCGCGGGACGGCGCCAGCAGCCAATCGCGGATGCGGGTCCGGAGGCTCATGTCAGGCAGCGGCCTCAGCGCTGCTGGCGTGCGAGACCGTGGGAGTCGGCCCGAACACGTCCGGCCGCAGTTCAAACCGAGTGATTCCGGTCAGCTCTTCGATGCGGAGAGCCAGCCGCGCAGGCACAGGGCGATGCCCCTTCACCCACTGGCTGACGGCCTGAGGGGAGATGTTGAGCTCCCGGGCGAGCGCGGCCTGGCCGCCCTCGATCTTCTGGACCGCATGAGTGATGGCGTTCATGGCCCGAACTAAAGCATCGCTTGAGTTTGTGGTCAAGCGTCGCTTGCTTCCGTCCGACCAGCGGTCGGAGGATCATCAAGCGATGCTTGAAAATTCCGTCCTAGCTCGCCGCATTCAAGAAGCCATCGAAGGGAGCGCGCACTCTCAGGCGTCGATCGCGGCCGCGTTTGGCGTCACCGAGCAAGCCGTGTCGAGTTGGATTCGCACTGGCAAGTTCGACAAGCGCAAGGCGCCTAAGCTGGCTCAACTGACTGGCCGTCCCGTCGAGTTCTTCCTGCAAGAGCAGTACCCGGAATCTGCGTCTCACCCACCGTCGCAACCAGGGCGACCAGACCCTGCAACCCTCCGGTCAGCGATGCGGCTACTGTCGTTTGTGTCACGGATGCAGGGTGTTCAACTTGGCATTTCGGATGAGAACGCTGACGCGCTGCTTATGGCCTACGACCTCGTGTCGCTGAAGCCCTCCGATTACGATCTGGAGGATGCATCAATGCGGATGGGCGAATGGCTTCGAGCCCGGGGGCGCGATGGAGATTTGGACCGACGGGATGCTGTGGGCGCTGGCGGAAAAGGTTCACGCCAGAGCTGAAGTTCTTCGCGTCCGCGCCGCGCCGGCGCCAGTACAGGCCGAACTGCCACTTGGGCCAGGCGGCAATGTCGTGACGCTGAAGCTGCGTCCCAGAAAGCCCCTCTCCACGGCAGATTCGCTGGCGAGCAGCATCACCTCGAAGCCCCCCTCCTCCTGATATCGCGTCCAACTGCAGCCCTGCGCAGATTGACCGTTCGTCGGCTTAACTCAAGCGTCGCTTGATATATAACTCAAGCGATGCTTTAGTTGCCCCAAGGCCACCACACGGCCGCCACGGGGCAAGCAGATGGAAACCGACCGCAGCACGGACCAGACCGAGACCGCCGGCGCGCCGGCTGATTCGACGAATGAGCGTCATGCCAGCCTGACCATCTTCGCCGCTGACTACAGGGCGGATGTCTACGCGACGGCCCTGAATAGCGCCTGGCAGGTCAAGCTGAGCGTGGGCCAGTACAGCAGTGGTCAGTTCAGCTGGTACATGACGACGGCGCAGGCGCGCGACCTCGCCGCGGCGCTGGTTGCATCGGCCGACCACTACGACGCCGAGGGCGCGCGCCTCGCGCAGGCCGGTGCGCTGTGAGCGCGCTCCGCCAGGCCCAGCGGCAGTACGACGCCGAGGGCGACATCCAGGGTGAGCGCCACGACCGATACAGCGAGGCGGTGTCGAAGCGCGTGTCGGAGCTGGAGAAGTGCCCGGATGCGATCGAGCGGGCCATCAACGAAGTCGACTGCGACCACAACGAAGAGCTGATGCCTCTCAGGGTGAAGGCGTTCATGACCGGCCGCCAAGCCGATCGACACGCCCTACAGGCCCGCGAGGATGAACTCATCAATGCCGTCCTCCTCCGCTTCGCCAAGCGCGACGTCGGCGACGAGACCGGCTACCGGAAGGTCCGCACCGCCGAGGCCATCGGCGACCTGTTCCAGCGCGGCCGTGCGCGGGTGGCTCTGTGAGCGCCGGGGCCGTGGATGTCAGGGCTGTGCTTGAGCGCCGTGCGGCTGAGTGCAGAACCGAAGTGGTTATGGCCGAGAAGGTCACGGAACGGCCGCACATCGCGCAAGGCTGGCGAGAGTCCGAGGACGAAACCCGAGCCGCCGTCACCGCTTTTGATGAGCTGGTCCAAGCCGCGGCAGCGGTCGAAAGGTTCGCAACTCGTCATGACGGCGACGACCGCATGTTCGACCGCCTTCACGCCGCCCTCGCTGCCGTGGAGGCCCGCCGCCATGTCTGAGCCCATCACCCTGACCGACTACGTAGTGCGAGATCGCTTCGGCGAGGAATGGTCTCGCTACCTCTACCCCTCAATGGCCGATGCCGTCTGCACGCGGTGCAACGCTGATCCGGCTTTGTACTCGCGCACCCCGTTCGCCTGGAAGTCGGAGGAACCACGCCATGTCTGAGCCCACTGTGGATGTGCTGGCGGCCGCAAAGGACAGCATCGTCGTCGCCAACGCGCTACGCGATCCGAGCTATTGCCCGTACTGCATGCGCTGCTCTGGCTTCGACCGGATGCGGAAAGTCGGGCTGCTGCACTGGCGGCACCATTGCGGCGCGGAGCATGACGAAGCGGAAGCACGCGCCGCCCTCGCCCGCGTCGGGGGTGCGAAGTGAGCCGCAACCGCTCCGAAGCCTCTCGCGCGAGGCAGCGCCGCGCGCTGATCCGGGATGCCATTGCAGTGATCGACGTCATTCCCGAATCCCGCATGGCTGCGCTCGGTGCGCCGTCGGGCCTGGACGCCGCCGCCGCTCGCGCCGACTACCGCCGCTTCGCCACCGAGCGCCCGCGTGACGTACTCACCACATTTTCCCGCGAAGCCAGTGCCTATTGGCGCGGCCGCGTCTGACCAAGGACTGACCATGACCACGAACACGCTCTCCTTCCGCGGCGACGCCGCCCTCAAGGCCGAGCACGTCGCCCAGGCCGAACACCACGCCGCAGCCGACATGCTGATGTCGGGAACCTACGGTGAGGGCAGCGGCGCGAACTTCCGCGGCTGCTCGGTCGGCTGCTTCGCGCACGAGATCAACCCGGACGAGTACGGCAACTGGCACGAGACTGTCGCCGAGGCCCGCGGACTCCCGGAATGGCTGATCCGCCTGCAAGACTCGATCTTCGAAGGGCTCGGCCAGGACGAGCGCGCGCAGTTCCATGTCGAACTGGCGAAACGCATCCCGGTCGGCGTGGATCTGGAACCGGTCAAGCACCGGATCGCTGTCGCTCGTATCGACCGTGCGCTCGCAACCCAGCGCGTCGCCCTGGAGGCCAAACATCCGCACGGCGTGCATGAGGCCGTCGAACAGACCATCGCCGCTCTGGAGGTCGGCCGACGCGCACACGAGGCCGCTGCGGGCGGTCAATCCTGCGACCTGTGGTCGGCGCGGTCGGCGGCGGAGTCGGCGGCGCGGTCGGCGGCGTGGTCGGCGGAGTCGGCGGCGTGGTCGGCGGAGTCGGCGGAGTCGGCGGAGTCGGCGGCGTCGGCGGCGTGGTCGGCGGCGCGGTCGGCGGCGCGGTCGGCGGCGTGGTCGGCGGAGTCGGCGGCGTGGTCGGCGGAGTCGGCGGCGTGGTCGGCGGCGTCGGCGGCGTGGTCGGCGGCGCGGTCGGCGGCGCGGTCGGCGGCGTGGATCGCCGAGCGCGATGCTCTGTTCGCCGCGCTGGATCAGGTCGGGGTCTGACGGCCATGACCGCCCAAATCGAACCGAACCCGCGCGCGGGCCGCGAGTTGTCGATGCCGATGACGTGGCGCGACTACGTCGCTTACGCCTGTTCCTGGCTGCTGATGGCGGGCTGCGCGCTGGCGCTGTTCTTGCCGCATCCGTACGTGGTCTTCGGCCTGGTCCTGTTCGGATCGCTGGTGCTGCTCGTCGCGTTCGTCCTGAGCAAGATTCGCGATCCGGGAGCGCATCTGTGAGCGGCGCCGGCGTCACCAAGGAGCAGCTGCGGATGCTCAACGCAATCTGCGGCGACTTGGCGCGCCAGATCAACTGGCACGGGTGCCGGTTGGACAAGGACGACTGGCGGCATCTGCTCAGCGGCACCGCTGCAGGCTGGCGCGCGGTACCGACGATCAACCAGGGAGACGGCCAGTTCGGCATCGTCCTCCTCGGCAGCAGCAGCCTGAAGCTGACCAAGCAGCAGGCGCAAGGCGCGATTACTCAGGGCCTCGTCATCGGCGATGACCCGTCTTCCCAAGGCCTCAAGGCGCAGCCCGTTCGCTGGTCGGACGCGGTGCTGCTTGGCCTCGGGCACAACCCCAACGACTTCAGAGACGTGGCATGAACAACCAAGTTGTCCAATTCCAGCCGGCTGTCGAGAACTACGGTTCGCGATCGCTGACCGCGGCCGATGTCCGCGCGCAGGTCAATCTCGTGCAGGACGTAATGCGCGAGGTCATGATCGAAGGCACGCACTACGGCAAGATCCCCGGCACCAACGGCAAGAGCCTGTGGAAGGCTGGCGCCGAGAAGCTGATGGCGACCTTCCGGCTTGCTGGCGATCCCGAGGTCGAGTCGCTGGGAAGCGATGGCGAAGTGCATTACCGCGTTAAGGTTCGCCTGAGCACTGCCAGCGGTCAGTTCGTCGGCGCCGGCATCGGCGAGTGCAGCAGCCAGGAGGACAAGTACGCCTGGCGCGCTTCCGTTAACGAGAAGGAGTTCAACGCGACGCCTGAGAACCGCCGGCGCATCAAGTACACCCGCGACGGCGAGAAGAAGCAGGTTCGCACCAACCCAGCAGACGTAAGCAACACCATCCTGAAGATGGCGAAGAAGCGCGCCCAGGTCGACGCAGTCATCACCTGCACCGCGGCCTCCGACATCTTCACTCAGGACATCGAGGACTTGCCGGAAGAGGTTGTGGCCGAGCTGGTGGGCCAGCAGGTCAAGCCGTCCAAGCACGCCAGCGCGCCGCCGGCAGACACACCCGAGCGCAAGGAAGCGTTGGCTGAGGCTGAAGCCGAAGCGAAGAAGGGTGCTGCGGCGTTCAACACCATGTGGAAGGGCTGGACTCGCGAACGCCGACTTCTGGTGACGGATCAGATGGGCCGACTCAAGGACCTGGCAGATGTTGCCGACGCCCGCGCGCAAGACGAAGCGGAGGGCGAGTGATGGATCAGCGCACCTCCGAATGGTTCGCGGCCCGCTGCGGCAAGCTGACTGGTTCGTCCTTTGCCGATGTGATGAACCTCATCAAGGGCGGCACCGCTGGTGCTAACCGCCGCGCCCTGGTGACGCGTCTGGCGATCGAACGGCTCACGGGCAGCAACGTCGAGACCTTCCAGAACGATGCCATGCGTCGTGGCATCGAACTCGAGCCCGAAGCGCGGGCTGCCTATGAGGCCCAGACCGGCGAGCTTGTAGAAGAAGTCGGGTTCATCCAGCACACCAGCCTGGACTACGTCGGAGTCTCTCCTGACGGCATGGTCGGCGATGACGGAATGGTCGAGCTGAAGTGCCCGGCCAACATGGCGAAGCACCTCGACGCTCTCCGATCCAACGATCATGCATCCGAGTACCGGTGGCAACTCCAGGGACAGCTGTGGGTCGCGAAACGCCAATGGGTCGACGCCACCAGCTATGACCCGCGGTTCCCCGACCATCTGAAGCTCGCCATCTGTCGCGTTGCCCGCGACGAGAAGGCGATACGAGAACTGGCCGATGAGTGCGCTCGGGCCAACGACGAAATCAACCAAGTCCTCCACGACCTGAAGCAGAAGGAAGCCGCCTAATGGGCAACCCGATCAAGCGTTACGACATTTGCGCCGGCCGCCCGTATGGCGACGACAAGAAGCACTGGATCAACGTCGGCCGGCTGACCGAGTGGGACGACGGTGGCCTGTCCATCGAGCTGCACGCGGTTCCGACCGGAAGTTGGTTCGATGGCCGCCTCAGCTGCTTCGAACAGGAGGCGCGCGAGCAAGGTCAGAGCCGTGGTCAGCGCCAGGCGCCGCAGCGCGAGCAGCGTAGACAGCAGCCGCGCTCCGAGCCGGCCGACGATTTCGGCGACGACAACCCCTTCTAAGCATCGGCGGCTGGCGCCAAGGACCCCCTCCCCCGCCTTGGCGCCGGCCGCCACCCTATCGAGAAACGAAGCATGTCGCCGACTGAAGCAGTCAAGCAGATGTTCGACCGTCTGGAGTCCTACCTGATGGCTGCGGCAGTGCGTGGCGACGAAGACGAGAAGAACCGAATGGCGCTGCTGGTGATCGACTTGGCGGACATCGTCAAGGCCATCGACCCAGCGAGGCCGCCCGAGACCGAGGAGAACGAGCGTGTTTGTCACTGAAGAGATGGTTCAGAAGGCGCTGCATGCATTCACCACGTTTCAGCCAGTCTACTCGGACGATGCTGAGGCAATGATGCGCGCAGCCCTCACCGCAGCCCTGGGCCGGGAGGGCGGCGGGAATGGCTGACCTCTACGACAACGATCACCCGCTGGACGCGATGCAGCGAGCCATCTCGATGCTGCTGTGCCTCGGCCATCGCAACCTCGCAGATCGCCTGCACGTCGCACGGCTGCGGGTCGAGAAGCTGGCCGATGCGGCAGCCGCCGGCGCGGAAGCGACCGGCGACTACGCCGTGACGCCTGGGCTTTCGTTCGGCCCACAGCGCGCAGCGGTGCTGCGCGACGCGCTCAAGCCGTTTCAAGACGAAGGAGTCGTTCCCAAGCCCTATGTACTCGGAAAGGATATCTAGCCATGACTGAGCGCCCCTCGGATCGCGCAACTGTGCAGGAAGGCACGCCCGAATTTCTCGACCGGATCGCTGCTGAGCTGGTGCAGCGAGATCCTGGCCTGCACTCAAACCAAATCGCTGCATCGCTCCGCGGCAGGGCAATCATCTTGCGCCACGTGGAGAAGGAGAACCGTCATGAACGACCGCTCTAAGTTGCATCACTTCTGGTGGCGCGCCCGACTGGTCCGCTACCTCATCCGCTACAACTACTACGGCCGATTGGACCTGCGCAAAGCTTGGGTAGCCAGCGGCGGCGAGGCTTGGACCGACTACTACGACTCGGAAACGCATCCGCACGACGCGGTGATCGAGGACCTGAGCTATGCGTGACCTGAGGGCACTTGTCGCGAACGACTCTCATGCTGCGACGTTCCAGTCGCTCGGCCAGTACCGAACCGCGTTGCTGCGCGAGATCGACGCCTCAGCGCCGGCGGGCGCGCAGCCGATGGCGTCGGTGTGTCTCGTCACTAACCGGAACCTGCCGCACTTCGCTGCAGCCGAAATCCAGTTGTACGGCGGTTACGAGCCGAAAGTCGGAGACCGTCTCCATCTTGCGCCCCAGGACACGGCGCGGGACCGCGAGGATGCGGAGAGGTATCGGTGGCTGCGGGACGAGTTCGACCCGTCAGTAGACGACGAAATTCTGTGGCTCAGCGGCGATAGCTTCGACGCCGCAATCGACGCTGCTCGGGGCGCGGGTGGGGGTGGGGAGTGAACCTTGCCGAGTGGCTGAAGTCCGGTCGCTATCTCCCGCCGATCCTGCGCGACTTCCACGATCAGAAGGCGGTGTTCAGGACCATGCACGAACTGGTCGGCGATGATGGCGGAGGCTTCCAGCGGCCCAGCTGGATAGACGGCCAGGTCTATGTGATAGACGTATTTTTGTGGTTCATGGCAAAGCGGGGCTACACGTTGCAGCGGTCTCGCCAACGCGTCGAGTTCTTCGACCTAGACGCAGATTTGCGAGACGCTGAACGGCGCCGAGATAAGGCATTCGCAGATGCGCTCGTGCAGAGCCGCATGAACACCAACGAGGAGAGGGGCGATGGGGGCTGAGCGGCTACTCACGCGCGCCGAGGTCGAGGAGCGCACCGGCTACAAGCACTCGACCATCTACGATCGCATCGCCGCCGGCACGTTCCCAGCGCCGCGGCGCGAGGTCGAGACTGGCACCGTTCGCTGGCTGGAGTCGGAGGTGCAGGCCTGGATCGACGACTGGATCGCCAAATCGGAGGTGGCGGGTAGGATGGTGGGTAGCCGCGCACAGAAGCTGAAAAAAACTTCCGAATCAGCGCGTTAG